ACAAATGGTTCCTTGGATGCCAACTTCTCTTCGAATTGCTGTAATGTTATTTCTTGTAGCATAATATATTTACCTTATTGAATCGTTCATTTCATATGCAGACTTTTCTGAGTAGATGTGACCGCCCAAATGAACAGACTTTGCTTTGACTGAATGTATACTAGAAAAGTGCTTATACATCTTTTTACCGAAACTCCCTTCTAACTTGTCAACAAAATCAAAGGTACCAATAAGTCGAAGCTTGTTGACATCCATGACACTAGGTTGAAGTCCAAATGGTGGGTAATTAACAAACATTTCCCAATAGTTGATTGCATGTCCTGCTAGGGCTGACATTTCTTCACTGCCTTCCTTAGACCGTACAGAATCCATAAACATATTGTTTCCGATTTCCTCTGTTTCGATATAAGGCCAAACCCAATAATTAGTGTTCTTAGAATACACTATTTCACGATTTCTGCCATATTCCGTGCTACGGTACAAATCCAAGTATTCTTGTGGAAATTCTCGTAAGCTCTGAGCGTATCCAACTATGGCGACTTCCCAATCTTGTTTGATTATATCAATTGCTTCTTTCAAACTAAAATGGTCAGTCATCGGTCTATCATCTTCTAGATGGAATACATAATGCGTCTTTACCATCTGTAGCCAGTGACGCATTATGTATGCATGACGATATTTGGTCGGCATTTCATCAAAGTATACAAAGTCAATGTTCGTTCTTGGAAACAAAGACTCTGCAATCTTTTCCATCTCAAAGCGGTCTTCCTGTGTTGAACTGTCATCGAAGATTAAAACCTTCGTCACTAACAGTGCATCGGTGCAATACTGAACAAATGATGGAAGTGCTTTTTTAAATAGATGTAACCGCTTACTGCATGTCATCGTCAACGTAACCGAATCAGTGTGTTCTCCTTCGAACTCTGATTGTATTATCTTCTTTATCTTCATTGTACCTCGCATCCACCCCCACCGCAAGCAACTTCACCTGCTAGGTCTGTAGCGTCTTCGGTTTCAACTACTTTAGTCAAATCAATCTTGTGAAGATGACTGACCATTTCCTTATATTGCTCTTCACTGATATCTTCAAATGGTGCTTGAATGTAACTATGGTCAGAGAAAGGTAGCACACTTAATGCCGTAAAGTTTTCACGGTTGTCCCACATCCACTCACCAACACCTGCCCATTCATCTGGCTTAATGGTCACTGTAACGGAAACGTTGTTCTTGTTTTCGCCCTTACGGTGTCCAGTCTTTACCCATTCCTTCCATACCTTGCTTGTACGAGCAAGAAGGTCAAGTGCACTTTCTTGACGAGTGATTGCGCCCTTTGGTGCCTTTTGTGGAACGGAGATAACTGCCTGTTGCTTTGGCTTGAAGAATTCATCTTCCACAATTTCTGAATGGTTGTCAATCAAGTATTGGTAGATACTTTCGTTCTTTCCAACACGGATACGACGAACATAGAAATCATTGTGCCATGCGTGAATTCCAGAGGATGTCCCTAATACCAGCGATGAAGTTCCCTCTGGCTTTACTGTAGTAGTCCGTGCCGCTTTGTTGGTTCCAATCATCTCTGCCACACGCGCATTTTCTTCCTTCACCATATTGGCAGCTTCCTTCATATTTAAATTGAGTACGGTACCAGAAGCAATACCTGTCATAGACACTCCAATAAGAGCTTCCTTTTCTGTTGTTCTCTTCCATATGTCTCTCAAATAGTGAAAGTTGGTGTAACTGGCTTGTAAGGTGCCAATAAATGCTGCAGCCTTGGCACGTGCATTGAAATCTTCTTGGTCCTTGATGTCGCCAGCATTGATGGTAGTCAAGTTACAGAATTGGAATGGACGAAGACTAATTTCTGCACATGGGTTCAATCCCCAGTTTGCGTCATTCGTAAAGAAGAAACCAGGTTCACCAGAACCAGACATTTCAATCTTCTTCCAAAGCTCTAAGAATATTTCCTTTTCAATCTTGTGGCGAACGATAACAGCACTGTTGTTAGCACGACCACGTTGTGGGTTTTGTTCCCACCAATTGCCGAACTTACAGGTCAACATGTCATCATCATCCAAGTCAAACAATGAAATCATTGCAGAGCGACGAATACCACCAGACAATACTGCGTCAGCGATGAAGCAGAGAATATCATGTACTTCAAGTGTGGTAAGCTGTTCGCCATTTTGCTTACGGTCAAATATCTTTTGGATATTGTGTAAGCAATCCTTGAGTGGTTCTGGACCTGGTGCCTTTCCACCAGAAGTCAAGAGCAACGCACCCTTTGGACGAATATCAGAGAAGTCATATTCTGGAAGTGACTTGCCCTTCATATACGCTTCAATCATAACCTTTACTGCGTCTGCCCATCCTTCAATGCTGTCACCGACAAGATAACGGCGTGACTTTACAGGCTTATTAACAGGTGGAAGCTGTTCAATGTGGTTGCGTTGTACGGAATACCCAACTCCAGTACCAGACAACAATAGGAACATTACTTCACTGAACGCATCTGTATGATTGATAGGAAGGAAGCAACAATTATACAAACGTGCATTGTTGATTTGGATTGGCTTCCCTGCGAACTGTAGTGAACGCATGGAGGGAAGAACCTTCTTATCATATACGAATTGATATGCTGCTTCAATTTCATCTGCTAGCTTTGGAAACTTTTCCAAATGCATTGCCTTATTTCTATCAACCAATTCCTTCCAAGTTTCTCTACGTTGCTTCTTTGGAAGGTACTTTGCATACTTCATGAATGTCGTGATTTCTGACAAAATTTTTGCTTCTAGTAACATCTCATTTCTCCAACATCGTTAGGGGTTTGGGGTTAAATAAATACTGCGGTATTCTGTGAAAAATTCGGTGATTACCCAACGATATTTTTAATCCTCTAAGTCCATCTCTAGCAACTTCTTTGCGAGGTTCTGTCTCGTAACCGTATCTCCATTTTCCATCTGTTTCTTCAACATAATCCCCTTAGCTGAGGATTCGTCGTAAATCTCTATCTTTCCTACACTTGCATCGATAATCATCGGGAAGGTCTGACCGTCTCCACCAAATCGGTTTTTGATGATATGAGCACGACCAGTCTTATGAACCTTGTCCTCTAGCTTCCGTGAGATTGAGATAACCAAGTCAGCAGTCATAATCTTGCTATAAGATTCTGCAATCTTATCTGCCTGAATCACTTCATCCTGTAATGCGCTTCTCTGGGTCTGTGAAGCCGTCCAAATAGGAACCTGCAACTCGCCAGCCAATCCACGAAGTTCCTCATACACCGCACCCAACTCTTGATAACGGGCGTCCGTTCGAGCGGTCGCACTCATCAAATCTGCGTAGTCAACGATGATAAGGTCTGGTTTGAATCCCAGCGAAGCCATCTGTTGTACGTGTGCCTGAATGGTGTGTGAGGTGATGGTACGGGCTGGATAATATTTAATGATAATCTCACCACGAATCTTCTCCACCAGTTCCTTAATCATCTCAGGATGTTCTGGAATCTTCCCCGGCTCAATACCCGTGTAGATGGTATCATATCGTAGACCGACATAATTCTCATTCAGTTCAAGAGTATAGTGGACTACCTTCTTTCCAGCTTTCAGTGCGTTGGCACCAATCGTGGCAAGTGCCCAACTCTTACCCACACCAGAGGGAGCGATAACAACACCCAACTCACCACCAGCCAATCCACCACCGATAAGAGAATCAAGAGCATCCCATCCAGTTGAAATCGTGTCACGTGCATCCTTTGTCAAACGCTTTTCAAAATCCTTCTTCCAATCATGACCGACTGTCTTGGGCTGACCACTTCGAAGTGCACTATCCACCAAGACCTTGATTTCACCATACTGACCAATCTGGAGTAGGTCTACTGACCTGATGATAGCAGACTTCAACGTTTGGTTCTTAGCGAAATCCAAGAAACTATCCTTGATATAATCCAAATCATTATCTTGCATCTTATTGAAAATACCACGGAGCGATTCTATGATAGAAGTACGTAGTGTATCATCCTTAATACTCTTGTTCATTTCAACCTTGAACACTTCAAGAGTAGGAAGCACCTTATAGTCATCAAAATAGTCTAACGTGGTTTCAACAATCCACTGATTTGCTTCCAACTCAAAGAAGTTTGGATTGATAATATCGTAGGACTGTGCTAAAAAGTCTGGAGAGTTCAGCATCGCAGCCACAGCTTTTGACTGGAAGCTTGGACCAAACTTTGCCAGTGTATCTACATTCTTATCATATTGTTTATGATTTACCATAATATCTCGCTAAAGGCGTAAAAGTAAAAGTAATCCATTCATCATACTGCGGAATACTTCCTATAATCTTAGTGCGAACCATCAACTTTGTCAAGTCAGCCTTGCGCAGTGGTGGGCACCCTTCTTCAAACTTATGTAATATCTTCATCTTTGCATCGATGTTAATGTCCACATCACGCAAATTCATCAGTTGTAAATTTCTATTTACCACGCTCGTATTGTCTAATATATTTTCTACAAGCTTTGGCTTCTTTTTAATATCAGCATATTTTTGTTCAAGCAAATTCAGATTGACTTCTATACTGGGGTCAGCCAACTCTGGAATAAATTTCAACACCGTCTTTTCACCAGCGCCCTTGATGCCATCAATGTTATCGCTCTTATCACCAAGCAGTGACCGATAGAATACAAAGTTGTTTGGGTGAACGCCGTATGTTTCCAGTACGATATCTACATCAAACGTTTTCTTTTTAACTGGATTGTATAGCTTGACATTATCACTGACCATTTGTAAAAAGTCTTTGTCAGTAGAATAGATGATAGACGTACCACCTTTCTTCGTAACTAATTCGGAGAAATATGCGATAGCGTCATCTGCTTCTATATTATCCAAAGCGAGAATAGACACTGGTAGACATTCTACCATTTCCACAAGAGATACCAATTGCCATTTCATATTCTCTTTTTCCTGCTCATCTGTAGTCATATCATACTGCCTGTTCAGACGAGTAGGCGGCTTTCTATTTGCTTTGTATTCCTTATAAATCTTTCGTCTACGCTGTGAGCCACCCTTGCCATCAAAGACGAGTACAACTCTGGTAGGTTTGAAACTACGAATAGCAAACCCTAATGACTTCATAAATCCAGACATTCCACCTATATGATGTCCATCATCATCCAAAGATGGAATAGCTGAATAACTCCGCATGAAGGTGTTAAGTGCATCGATAATAAGGACACGGGAATTATATCCTATGTCCCTATTATCAAATTGCATATCATTAAACGCCTTCAATAAATCAGTCATTTAGCAATTGTTTGTTTGGTGGTGAAACTTCATCCTCATCTTCGGCGGCTTCCTTATTAACAGCCGTTGGGTCAAAATCCTTTTCGTACTTCATGATGAGTGCTTCGCAAATCTTGTCATACAATTCACTCTTCCGTTCCTGATTTGATTCGAGGAACGTAGGGAAGTCCTTTCCTTGGAACTTCTCATCATTGTACGAATACCAAGCGCCAGCTTGCTTGACAATACCATTCTCCTTGAGAACATCAAGCCAACTGCTGTAGTCATCAATACCACGATTGAAGTAGATGTCAAACTCTGCTTCGCGATATGGCGGACCCAAACGATTCTTAGTAACCACCGCCTTCGTGGTAATACCAATGATGTTACCAGCCGAATCCTTCAGCTTACCAACTTGCGACAAGCGAATGCGAGTAGAAGCATGGAATCCGATTGCCTTACCACCAGAAGTGGTGTAGGGGTCAGAGAACGCTGGAGCATTCATCTTCAACCGAAGCTGATTGGTAAATACCAGTGCAATCTTTTCACGACCAAGAAGATTGGTAATCTTTCGCATCGCCTTACTGATAATGATGGACTTTGCAGTAGCGTAGCCATCCTTATTGAAATCTGCGGCCAGTTCTGTCTTGGTTGAGGCGGCGGCTACAGAATCAACTACGATAGTAACCAACTTGTCTTTCTTTGCAGACGAACGCACTTTTTCAATAATGTGTACGATGGAGTCAAAGATATCCTCAACTGTATCGTGCTGAACATAGACAAGCTTCTTCATATCTACGCCAACTGCTTGGAAGAATTCATCATTGACCGCATTTTCGGTGTCAACTAGAACCGCAACACCACCACGCTTTTGTGTAGTAGCGATAAGTGATGCACCAACAAGTGACTTGCCAGATGCTTCCAATCCAGTTAGTTCGGTGATACGACCAGCGGCAATACCACCATTAGGACGATTGCTGATTGCAATATCCAACATAGTGTTACCAGTGGAGATAAAGTCTGTCAGGTCAGTAGGTGTTTCTTCCTGACCATCAAGGAAATATGCTACTTGCCCATCCTTATATAATTTATTCAAGCTATCTGCGATAACTTGTGCCAATTCATCGCGGTCTGCTGATGGAACTGGCTTCTTTGGTGATTTCATTTCTTTTGCCATAGTAATCCCTTATGTAACAAAACACGCAGGTACTAGGTAGTTTTTAGGCTACCTAGCACACAGCGTGTCTTTGGTTAATTAATCGTCGTTAAAAAGTGCGTCGAACTCGTCAACAGCCTTCTTGACGTTTTCCTTCGGAGCGGCAGTCTCTGCAACAACTGACTTTGGCTCATCGTCGCGAGTGCTAGGAAGAACTGAATTGTCAGGGTCAAGATACTTTTCAAGCGCAACCTTCAACTCATTATAGGTAGGCTCGGTGTAAAGCTCCTTGATATCGGGTTGCTCCGTCATCCACATCTTCATCTGTGCAGAGTCTGACGAGAGAGGAGTCTGCGAAGGCTTCACCTTTACAGAAGTCTTGGCAAAGTTTGTATCTGACTTCTCCTTCGGGATGTACTCAACTACGATGTCACGACCAGTCTTTGGGTCGGTGATGTCACCATAATCGGGGTCAGAGATGTATGAAAGAAGCTCTTGATAGACCGTCTTACCAAACGAATAGAAGCGAACGCCCTTATCCTCTTCACCACGAACGATGACAGGGATATAGGTACGAAGCTTCGGCATGAATGGACGAGCTTCGGCATAACGCTCCTTCGGGTCACGTGACTGGTCAGAACGGAGTGCATCAGCAAACTCCGCAATCGGGTCACGATTGCCGTACGAAAGAGGTGAGAGATGGGTCTTGTTACCAAGATAGTGGAAGTAGAGTTCGATAAAGGGATTCTCGGGGTTATCCTTCCACGGGACGATACGGATGACTGTCTTTCCTTCCTTGGGCTTCCAGATTG